AAATACTTTAACATCTCGTCTGATTTTTTCAGCAGTTGTTGAAGTGTTTGGATCATCTATGTCAGCTTGCATTGCTTCTTCTGATTCATACTCCTGACCCGTATCCATATTTGTTAATGTTGTTTCAGTTTTTACTTTATATCTAGGAATTACTCGACCATCTTCTAAGGTCACTGTTCCTATTTGTTCAGCATTTTCAATTATCGGCATTATCTCTCCAATTTATATTAAAACTTAAAATTACTCTATCTTCTTTAGAATTATTTTTTTCTACTTCATGTTGTAACCATGATGGGAAAAAAATCAATGAATTTTCTTTTGGCTCCCAAGATACACTATGAGCAAGTGATATGACCATGTGATCGTTTTTTGGGGGTGATAAGACCTCTGCTTGTGGTTTAGGCTCTAGAAACACTATATTACCGCTTTTATGGGGTACTTTTAGATAAAGCACTCCAGACAGGTAATTGAACGGGTGTGTATGCACTTTGTTCCTAGATCCAGGTGGATTTATCATGCCCCATATACCTGTCATTTCAGGCACGTATTTTTCTTTTACACCTAAATGCTGAAAACACTCTTTTGCATGCAAAAGTATATCGGCTACAGCAGGTTTAAACTCTTCATCTTTGTAAAGCTTATCTGTGCTGTGCCAACCACCGACGTTAGATCTTGGCATACCTTTTTCATCTTTTGCTTTTAATTCGTAAAGTCGATCTATTAAATGACTATGATTCGTTAAATCTTCTTGTATCATAACAGGGGTTATGAATAATGCTTGTAAATCCATAATATTCCTTTCTAAAGTTGACCTTTTGTAACCTCCATAAAGCTCACAATTATATGAACTTGATTAGCAGCGTTAGCTTGTGCTTTTAACACATCAGACTCTTGTAACACAAGAGGTTGAGATAATAATTCTGTAGTGGTATTTGTAGCAACACTTTTAGCTTTAAATAATTCAAAGGTAGCAGAAGATCTAACAACTTCTAAATCTACTAATGTTGTGCTTCCTGAGTCATTACAAATTAAAATAGATTTAACTACATCCGTCGTAGGTGGCACAGGAGGTGTAGCACCTGGATTAGCTGTTGGCACTGTTATTATAGTTGTTAAATCTGTTGATGTCATATCAACCATTGCACTTTTAAATGTATTAGCCAAGGAAAAAGCCCTCCGACTCTGTTTCTTCTTTAAGATCTTGTTGATAGTTTGTATTTAATAAGAGTATTATTTGATCTAACAGTCTAACCATTTGATCAAACTGACTAGGATCATACTCTGGTGTCGCATTTGGTAATCTAGTAATTGTAATTTTTGCCATTATCTTCTACCGTCAGGTCTTATCTCTAATTTTTGTGAACCAAGTCTCCAAGGTGTATCATCTACTGTATTAGTTGTATATCGTATTTTAACTGCCCTACCTCTACCTCTAACACTTATTTTTTCTGTAGTGCTAGTAATTGATCCACTAGTTTGCACATTTGATGCTGATTGAGGATATTGTTCTAAGGTTAATCTAGCTGTCATGGTGTTTGCAAGATTATCAAAATCAGGAACTAATTTACTTACTGACATAAGTTGATCACCATCAGCTATCTCTACAGAACCTGTTTCTAAAAAAGCTGTAATGGCAGTGCCATCTGCTTGATTATTACCAGACTCATGTTCAAAAATAGATGACGCACCAGCAGTCAAACCTAGTATGCTTGTAGCGTTTGCCGTTGCAGATGCGCTATACTCTGTGGCTATGGGTTTTTCATAAACATAAGCACCAAGCCACGTAGTTCTTGCAAGATTTATAGTATACCAAGTGCCTTCTAAATAGTTGTAAGCAACAGCTCTATCTATTTGTGTAGCGTTAGCTGAAGGATAATACCAAATTATTTCGTTAAAAGCTGTGTTTAGACCAACAGCAATGTCATTTTTATTTGTGTAACTTAAATCATCAAATACATAATCTTGCACAGAGCAAGGCATTTTTTTGACAACACCATCAAAAAGGTAAAAAGCATTATCTGACATCCAATAAGCAACACCATTTACTTCTATAGCTGCGTGTTGAGCTATTAACCCAGCATTAGCACCAAGTTGTCTAAGACCAAAAGTAAAAGGTGTGCCAACAAATTGAATACCGTGTAATGATGTATCTGTCCATACAAGTATTTGACCTGTTGATTTAACAGCGCCAACGATTCTAGATCCATCTGTTATTCTTAAAGAACCAGCTTCATTTGTGGCGACAGGAGTATAATCTGTTGCATCTTCTCTGTCTGAAAATCTAAATAACAAATCGTCTTGAGTATTAGGATTTCCTATAATTGTTTCAGTTCCAAATATTAGTAAGTGTCTTGTATCTGTAGAAACAAGGCTAAATCTTGATGCTGTTGGTGCATTGGACAATGCTGTAGCTCTAGCTCCTAAACCTCCAGATGTATCCCAAACAAATGTGCCACCATCTAATACAGTGGCTATTAGGTCCTCTCCAAAATTATCTAAAGACCAGTTTCTACCTGCTACTACAACATTAGAAGATGATCTAGGTGTATCCCATGTGCTAGCACTCCAAGTTTCTGTGCCCCAACCATATCCATATGTAGATGATGTAGGTCCAGGATTTATTTGATAGCTTGCGTCTGTAGAACCACCACCTGCTGCTGTTGTTCCAGATGCATTTGTGCCAGCGTTTATTGTGTAAGTGTTTGAACTTGGAACTGTTATAATTTCAAATTCATTATTAAAATCAATGCCATCAACGACATTTGTAGCAGAGCCATTGTCAAAAGTAACAAAAGCACCGACCTCTGCTTGATGTCCAGCATCAGTAACTGTAACTGTTGCAGATCCGCTTGATGTAGCAAAAGGATTAGTCAGACTGTCTGTAGCTCTTATAGGTGTAATATCATAGACTTTACCTTCAGAAAAAATATAGAGTTTTCTATCTGTGCCTAATGCTAAATACCTTGTGCCATCTAAACCAATCCATGAGTGCGTGTCTCTAACAGCTCCAACCACTGTAACATTAGGATTTGGTAAGTTTGTCCAACCTCCCCATCTCTCTGGTTTACCATAGTGAAATCTAACAAAGTCAGAGTCAACATACTTACGCTCATCTCCTGCAGAATATGCGGTATCTTGCTTGTCGATTCCTGGACGAAACTTTAAGTCAACTAATTGCATGTGGGAATAATAAATTACTTATTGTTTTGTGGCAAGAATTGAGTTCCAACATTGCCTCTAAATGCATAATTTCCGTAATGTGTCATGCCACTCATTATATCTGCGTATATTTTACCACCCATATTTTGCCACAAACGGCAGAAAGCATAGTCCTCTGAAAGGTACCTTTTGGTTTGTGGCTCAATCATGGTGTCAAAAAAAGTGTAATTCCAATCCGAGGTTTTGTGATAATCAAATTCTTTGTCGTGAGATTGATTAATATGCTGATCAGGCACAAATTTTAATTCTGGATAGACCTCTGCCATTCTTACAAATACATCTCTTTTAATTAACATAAAACCAGTTGGACCATCCATAACCTCTATAAATCCTTTTTCTAATAATATATTTTTAGGATCTTTAACGTTCAAATTATATTGTAATGAGGCTGCAAGCAACTCATCTTCAGATATATTTGAGTTTTCTTTTAATCTTTTTTTAACCTTAATCCAATCAATAGTTTTTCTAGGATAAATACCTGTAACAACATCTTTGTCGTAATCAAGCATTCTTATTACTGCCTCTGGATTAAAAGCTAAATCAGAGTCAATAAATAAAAGATGAGTATAATCACCGTCCATAAACAATTGCACTAGAGTGTTTCTAGCTCTAGTTATTAATGATTCATTACCTATTGTTCCAAATTGTAATTCTATTTTTTTTGATGCGGCTAAAGCCACAAGTTGCATACAGCTTTTGAAATAGTCTGCTGTTATCATGCCTCCGTAACAAGGAGTCCCTATAAAAATTTTATTCATCAATTTTATTTATAAAGTTTGCCATAACGTATCTAGGTGTTGATCCCCCAGCAAATTGTAAAGGGCTATGACATATTTTTGAAGTAAAAAATATTGCTCTATTTTCTTTAAAACCTATGTGGGTGTGCAAAATATGTTCATCGCCTTTTTTTTCGTAAAAACCCGTGCCGTTATTGATAAGTGTATCACCTAACAAATAAATTAAACAATTATATAAACCTGTATCTTGATGAGGTATTGGTGGTGTGTTTGGAAAACTTAAAAAATAATATGAAAGCATTTTTTGTATATTACCTATATTAAAATAATCTTTTATTTTTACTTTAACTTCTTGAACAACTTTTGTGTTTTGTGCGAGATCTACATGGTGATATGTCCTTTGGTACGGGCTTAAACTTTTTTTATCATTAATAGAGAGGTCATTATACCTAGACTTAAATTCTGTAGTAACAAGTTCTTGTTGTATTTGTTTTAAAAAATTATCTTCAAAAAAATCA